CGTCCAAGTCGGAATGAAAAAAGGAAAAAATGGGAAAATGGTCCCCAATTGCGTCCCAGAAGCTGAGGCAAAGTATCTTCTCGCCACCATGGAGCAGAAGGCGGCCAAGCAAAGACTTAGGGATCCCAGGGGTGGGCTCACCGCCGCTGGCAGGGCTCATTTCAAGCGCACCGAGGGTGCGAACCTCAAACCCGGCGTGAAGGGTGCCGCAGACACGCCCGAGAAGATGAGGCGCAAAGGTTCGTTCCTGACGAGATTCTTCACGAATCCGTCAGGTCCGATGGTGGGCGAAAATGGAAAGCCGACTCGCCTTGCGCTTTCCGCGGCGGCATGGGGCGAACCCGTTCCCAAAAACCGTTCCGATGCAGCGAAGTTGGCCGCCAAGGGTCGCAGGCTCTTGGAGCGCTACCAGAACACCAAAAAGAAAAAGAAGTAACCGAGCCTTTTAGTCGCCTGCGTCTCGCAGGTACACAGAACCGTCGTGTCGGGAGACTGCCCTTGCGACAGCCCTGAAAAGCAGGATGTACAGGCCGAGGGCTATGAGTGCAGTGATAATCATGCCGAACATTATGGCAAAAAATATTTGATGTTTCAGATAACTTTATCCGCAAAATCGGTCACAGTGCTATTGTCAGAGCATGCTCAAACTCGGGAACTGCATAGAGCTTATGTCAGAGATGCCCGACTGTTCCGTCCATGCCATAGTCACCGACCCGCCGTATGGGTTGGAGTTCATGGGTAAAGAATGGGATGCGCCTTGGAAGTCAGGCATCGTGCTCCACGACCCAAGCGTCGTCGGCGGCTTTCAGGATGGTGCAGGTGGCAACGCATATAGCCGCAGCAGAGTGCGCTACGGCAGAGAGGGGCAGGCGATGCCCATGTTCCAAGCATGGTGTACGGAGTGGGCTACGGAGTGTCTACGGTTGCTGAAACCTGGCGGTCATCTGTTGGCGTTCGGCGGTTCACGCACCTACCACCGTCTCGCCTGCGCCATCGAAGACGCAGGGTTCGAGATACGGGACCAGATCATGTGGGTGTACGGGTCGGGGTTCCCGAAGTCGCTGAATGTCAGCAAGGCGATTGACAAGATGAACGGAGCAGAGCCACAAGTAATCGGCTACACCAATCCGCACGACTCGCGCACTGCCATGGCGCGCTCGATCTACGGTTCGCAACTACAAGAGGGAGCAGGACAAGGCAATGCCGTGACCGTACCCGCAACCGATGATGCTCGCCGTTGGAAGGGTTGGGGCACGGCACTCAAGCCCGCGCACGAGCCGATTGTGCTCGCTCGTAAACCGCTCGACGGCACGGTGGCGGAGACGGTGCTGACACACGGCACGGGGGCGCTCAACATTGACGGATGCCGAGTGTCGTTCGTTTCCGATGAGGACAGGCGCGAAAGTACTGCGAAAAACCAGCACGAGGACTTCGGCACCGAACCGACGACCGACAACACGGTGTACGGCGACTATTCGATGGTACAACCAACCAACTACAACCCGCCGGGCCGCTGGCCTGCGAACTTCATCCATGACGGCAGCGACGAAGTGCTGGAACTGTTCCCTGAAACCGCTGGCGGTGCCAGACCCGCAAAGGCGAACAAACCGACCGGCGAACATTACGAGGGCGGATGGGGTCCGATTAGCGACGGTGAACGCATCGAGTTTCCAAGCGGTTCGGCGGCTCGGTTCTTCTACTGTGCGAAAGCAAACAAGGCAGAGCGGAATGCCGGACTGACGGATCGGAACCACCACCCGACGGTGAAGCCGATCAACCTGATGCGCTATTTAATCCGCTTGGTGACGCCCGCAAATGGGATTGTCCTCGATCCATTCCTCGGTTCGGGGACCACGGCAGTGGCGGCCATTCACGAAGGAGTGGAATGGATCGGGTTTGAAATCAACCCGGAGTACGGCCACATAGCCGAGCGGAGAGCCGAACATGCTAGAGTCGCAACATGCTCCACATCGGAAACTGTCTAGATGTACTTCCACAGTATCCCGACAATTGCTTCGATGCGGTCGTCACCGACCCGCCGTATGGGTTGGAGTTCATGGGTAAAGAATGGGATGCGCCTTGGAAGTCAGCCGAAATAGTAACGGTGACCGACGAGGCGACCAACGGCATCTTTCACACCAAGGGCTTCACGCACGGAGTCAGGTTCTCTCGTGGCACCGACGAGATGCGGGCGTTTCAGGCGTGGTGTACGGAATGGGCTATCGAATGTCTGAGACTGTTGAAACCGGGCGGGCATCTGCTCGCCTTCGGTGGCTCACGCACCTACCACCGTCTTGCCTGCGCCGTCGAGGATGCTGGGTTCGAGATACGGGATCAAATCATGTGGGTGTACGGTTCTGGATTCCCCAAGTCGCTGAATGTCAGCAAATCAATTGAGGGGTTGCTGACGATTGGCTCGGCCAACAAGACGGAGTTCAAGAAACTGTCCGGTGAGCAGGTGGAGCGCGGGGATTGGGGTATGTCCAAGCTACAGTTCATCCACGGTCAACGAGACACGAACTACGACGAGACCGCCGGGGACAGGCGTCTGGGGAAGCTCGATCCGACGACACCAGAAGCAAGACAATGGATGGGGTGGGGGACGGCGCTTAAACCAGCGCACGAACCAATCGTGCTCGCCCGCAAACCGCTCGATGGCACGGTCGCGCAAAACATCCTCAAGCACGGAACCGGGGCGCTGAACATAGATGCGACGAGGATCCCCTTCGGGGACGAACCGATAAATTTGTCCCGCAAGCAGCGCCAGCAGCATTTTGATGGCGGCATTGATTTCGGCGCCGGAAACCTGATCGGCACGGAGATAAACACCTACAAGGATGGCGGGAGGTGGCCCGCCAATTTCATCCACGACGGCTCCGACGAGGTCCTCGAGTTGTTCCCCGAAGTCAAGGGCGGGACCTGGAACACCACCAATGGTGCGAGGCTCTTCGACAACAACGGTGAGCCGACCGGCTACGAGACGACGGGACGGGACAAATCAATGGGCACGGCGGCGCGCTTCTTCTATTGCGCGAAGGCATCCACGGCCGAGAGGAACCTCGGCCTCGGCGACCTGCCCGACCGCAGGCAGGATGAGGACGACTACGAGAGGGCGGGCACGACGAACCCCCACAACCGCTCGCAGAAGGTGCGCAAGAACCACCACCCCACCGTGAAGCCGATCGCCCTGATGCGCCACCTCATCAGGATGGTGACCCCGCAGGGCGGCATCGTGCTCGACCCGTTCCTCGGCTCCGGGACCACTGCCGTCGCCGCCACGCTCGATGGCATCCAGTGGGTGGGATGCGAAATGGATGGCGACTACGCCCAGATAATAATGTCAAGGGTTGCCCACGCGCAAAAACAAGTACAGTAATATCGCCCCATGGCAAGAAATTCAAAAATTCCGCTACACAAGCACCTGCTGATCAACGGCAGGACGCAGACCCCGCCGAAGTCCAAGCGCAAGCTCAAGAAGTGGCTGTGCAAGCTCGTCAGGGACATCGGCATGAAGCGCATCGGCGGCCCATTCGTGCGCTACGTGAGGGCGGAGGGCAACAGGGGCCTGACCGCGGTGGCGATGATCGAGACCTCGCACATCGCCCTGCATGTCTGGGAGGAGGGCGACCAACCGTACTTCCGCTTCGACCTCTACACCTGCGGCGAGCTCCAACACTTGACGGTGCTCGGCGAGGTGGCGCGCTTCATGGGCGCCCCCGAGATGGACTGGATCGCCTACGACAGGGAGGACGGTTTCTCCGAGTACGACAGTGGATGCTGGCCCCTACACCAATCTCCCGACCCAGCGCTTTGACATCGCACTGATCGACCCTCCCTGGTCGTATTTCGGCGACCAGGCCAAGGACGGCGCGGCGGCGAAGTTCTACCGCACCCTCTCGGATGAGGAAATCCTGGTGCTCCCCGTCAGGGAACTGCTCAACGAGAGGGCAGTCGCATTCGTGTGGGCGACCGCCCCGCGACTCGATGCGGCAATTGACGCGATACGGGCCTGGGGGCTCCACTACCGGGGCGTTGCCTTCGTCTGGGTGAAGACCACCAAGGACGGCAAGCCGATAGGCGCGAGGGGCGTGCGACCGTCAATAGTCAAGCCGACCTGCGAGTTCGTGCTCGCCTGCTCCACCATCCGCAGGGGGAGACCCCTGCCCATCGCCGACGAGTCGGTGGTCAACACCGTGCTCGCTCCGACGAGGGAGCATTCGGCGAAGCCAGCCGAGGTGCACGAACGGATAGAGATGCTCTACCCCGCCGCCTCCAAGGTGGAGCTGTTCGCACGGCGCGCACGGATCGGCTGGCACTGCTGGGGGGATCAGATAAATCAAGCCGACGACGCCGGCCTCAAATAATGGCACGCGAGCCCCCACGGCCCCGGGTCGGCTTCGGAAAGTCCCGATAGACACGACCTTTCGACACCGAACGAGTGTTCGCCCTTGACCGAACAGGTGTTCGCCCCCCACCGAACGAGTGTTCGCCCTGACACGAACAAGTGTTCGCCCCGACCCGAACGAGTGTTCGCAGGCGAACCGCAAACGACAGTCGCAAGCGAATGGTCTCGCAACCGACTTGCTTCTCTCGCCGTTCGTCGTCGTTCGTTGTCGTTGTCGTCGTCGTCATTCGTCGTCGTAGTCGTCATTCGTCGTCGTCATTCGTCGTCGCCGTTCGTCGTTGCTTGTTCGCACTTGTTGAGAACAAGCAAGTGTCGCAAGCAAGTCGTATCGTTCGTTCCCTTCCGTTCGCACGACGAACGAACGGTTGTCGTTGTGTGTCGTCGGTACAGACGACGGTACGCCACCGAACACGACACGAACGAAACGGCACGACAAGTCCGTGAGGTTGTCGTCGCAACACTTCCGTTCGGTGAGTGTGTCCGCACACAAGCGAACGGTCAGACACGACACGACGAACGAACACGACGAGACGACACGACGAACGGTTCGCTCCCAACAACGGCGACACAGAAACAGACACCGACACAGACACGACGAACACGAGACGACAAGTCGCAGTAGTCGTCGCCGTTCAGTTCGTTGCCCAAGTTCGCAGGCACCCACGGGTGACCGTACGGGTATCACCACAGTAGTACCACCACAGTAGTACCACCACAGTAGTACCACCACAGTACCTGAGTACGACAGTACCTGAGTATCACCACAGTACCTGAGTACCACAGTACCCGAGTACCACAGTACCTGAGTATCACCACAGTACCTGAGTACCACCACAGCAGTATGTGAGTACTACCTGAGTATCACCTGAGTAGTACCACAGCAGTACCACCTGAGCAGTACCACCACAGCAGTACCTGAGTATCACCTGAGCATTACCACAGCAACACCAACTGAGTAGTACCACAGCAGTATCACCACGGCAGTACCTGAGTACCAACACCTGAGTAGTACTGACTGAGCAGTATTACCTGAATACCACCCCAACACCACACACCTGAGTACCACACACCTGAGTAGTGATACCTGAGTAGTAGTACCACACCACCACACCCCTGAGTAGTGATACCCCACTACACCTGAGTATTACTCAGTACCACACCACCTGATCGATACGCCCCCCTGAGCAACACCACACCACACCACACCTGAGTAGTACCAACTAAGTACTACTACCTGAGTAGCACCCCCGACACCACACACCTTCACCGAGTGCCACCACACCACCGATACTCACCTGAGTAGTAACCCCGACCACCACACTCGTATCCCACCACCACACTCGTACTCACCACCACACTCGTACCCGATACCCCACACTCGCACTTACACTCGTATCTCGTATCTCGTACCCACACCACAGTTGCGATACCACCCCACTCAGTACCACTCAATACCACTTAGTACCACACACCTAGTAGTACCACCTGAGTAGCACCACCCCACCGCACCTGAGCAGTATCCGAATACCACACACCCACACACACCTAAGTAGTACTACTATTAGTACCACTTAGTACCACACACCTAGTAGTACCACCACCTGAGTACCTTCCCAATACACCCCCTTCCCAATACACCCCCCATAAACACTCACTCGCACGGCTCTCCCGCCGTAGAAATTCGTTATTCCCACCCCCCAAAAACTCCGACTTCATGAGACCCACACACCCAAAAACCCAAGTCCGTGAAACTCCCATCCCCCAAAAACCCGAGTCCGTGAAACTCGCTCTCTCAAAAACCCGACTTCGTAAAACTCGCCCCCCCAAAAACACGACTTCGTGAAACTCACCCACCCCAAAAACACGACTTCGTGAAACTCACCCACCCCAAAAACCCGAGTCCGTAAAACTCGCCCCCCCAAAAAACCCGACTTCGTGAAACTCACCCCCTCAAAAACCCGAGTCCGTAAAAGTCGCCCACTCAAAAACCCGATTTCGTGAAAGTCCGTCAAAAAAATTCCAAAGCATGAAACGAAAAAAGGGCAGTCCGTAAAACTCGCCCCCCCCAAAAACCCGATTCCGTAGCAGGGAAACGAGGGTCTTATTTTCCTTATCAGAAACGCCGAGAATCGGGACTACTAACACCACCGAAACGATACTCGTGCCACAATTGACGGAACATGGCACTCATAGAGACCCCCCGCAACAAGGTGCTTGACGACCAGATTCGCACGGCGATAGCCCTCACCGCACAGCAGTTGTCCACCAAAGTACGGTTGCAGACATTCGACCCCGATGCCATAGACGGCGACGGCGACGGCTTCGTGCAGGACGGCACGCCGTTCATGCGACCAGCAGTCGTAAGTGCCATCGCCAATGCCTCGCAGAGACTCGGGAAAATACTCAGCAGGGCCGGCACGCTGAACAAATCGGGACGAGCGAGAGAGTACCAACGGAGATACGCAGGTATGTCCGCCTCAGACATAGCAAAGGATGCCGTACCCGACAGTCTGGAAGCGTGGGCGGCACTCGCATACGAGAGGATGCGAATCCAGTACCCCGACATGCCGCCGTTGTCTCCCGACATGACCCCGTTCGAGAGAGACAACGCGATCAGGGCCTTGGAAGACTACGTGGAGGACGACCTCAAGTGGATGCTCTCGCCGGAGAAGGCGAAGGAGTTTGATGCGCTGAAAAGGACCGACAGAGCAGCGGCATTCAAGATGTTGCTCGAAGGCGCCTTCGATTTCTCGCCAGAAGCAGTCGCAAAGAACAGGGAACTCGTGGAACACGCGCTCACCACGAACCCGGAGTTCAGGGCACTCGTGGACAAGTTCGGGCTTCCGAGCATCGTCAAGTTCGGCCCGAACATGGACAGTTCCCACATGGCCTCAGGTGTGTTCAACGACAGTATGGGCATAGCACTGAAAAGAATCAGAAACCCGCGGTCGAAGGGCAGGTTGGACCGAATCAGTCGCGGCCTCGGCAAGTGGTTCATGACAGGCATCATGGAACCGGACATCCAGAGCAAGAAAACGAAACGCTGGACGACATCGGAAGCGCCGGAAGCGTTGCTGATCCATGAGTACGGTCACTATCTCGTCGAGGCAGTAAAGCAGCAGTTGTCTGGCGACGACGAGTATCACAAAAGCAAGCGTTGGCAAGCATGGCGGTTCGCGGCGGGGGCGTATTGGAAAGACACGCTCAGGGACATCGGCCACGAGGAGTGGTGGGACGAGATCAAGCGAGAGGGCAAGGAAGGTCGGGACATACCGGACTACGTGCCCCATGTCGCAACTGCCTACGGCGAGAGTGCGCCGGCCGAAGCCTTCGCCGAAGCGATTGCCGCCACGATTGCTCTAGACGGTCGGGACTCCGACCTCGTGAACCCGGCGATGAAGGAACTGATAAACACGCTGCTGGAACTGCCGGAGGGCAAGGAGCCGAGAGAGAACCTGGCGCCGAAGAGGGCGAACCGAGTGATAGTCCCCGACGGTCTCGCGTCGCGCGGTTCGGTCATGGCAATCAATGCGGAACGAGACGAGAGGTTCGGCGAGATAAGCGACCCCTACGAACTCACCGCCGAGTTGCTCGGCGACCTGGGCGAGGACGACCCGGTGGGGAAGATGATGCGCACACTTCGGGACTTGCGCGACGACCCGGAGCGCTGGGATCGCCTCAATGAGAAGATGAAGAAGGAAATCACCGAATCCCTGAAACTGCGTCGCGCAACCGAGAAAGAAGCCGCCTTGTTGGCCTCGGTGCTAATCAACGACCCGGCGTTCGCCGAAATGATACGCCGTCACGGAATGCCGAACTACTACTTCGCCGAAGAGAACCTGTACAGCCCGACCACCGGCATCGACATACGCGGGGTCCTGTACGCCGGCTTCACGCCGGACGACAGCACGGAGGGCAAGTTCTGGCCTCCGCGAATCGTCATCGACACGGTCGGGACTACGAGCCTCGCCGCCGACGACACCCTGGACGTGCCGAGAGAACCAGCGGGCGACGATTGGTTCCGCAGGGCCACACGGGTGATGAACGTGCCGGGCGGCGTGACGCGGCAGGCAGCTGGCAACTCGCACCAGCACGTCATCCGGCACGAGGGCGCGCACGGCATACACGACCAACTCTGGGAACGAGTCTACCGCGGGGAGATCAAGGGTCGCCGGGCGCAACTCATACGAGCCTACGGCACGACGACATGGGAGGAGTTCTACGCCGAACTCGGGCGCCCCGACCTGCTCGCCGAGTACAAGCGCGCCATCTCCGTCAATCCCGGTTACCCGGGGGCCACGAAGCCCAGCGATGAGATTGCGTTCATCGACAGCGCCTACGCCTGGTCGAACCCGCGCGAGTTCTTCGCCGAGGCCGCCGCTTCCTACATGTCCTCCAACCCCGATTACCACGCGCTCATGAACGATGCGGCGCTCGAGCACATGCAGGCCATACTCGGCGACAGCGACTCCGTGGTGCCGGATGCACTGCCTCGGATGAGGACCGACACGCCCAGCGACCTGCCCGAGCCGCCACCCTGGGACGGCTTCGCATCCCGCGGCAAGAAGAAAATCAAGTCGTATCGGGACTTGCGGAAACAAAGACTGGACGAAGCCAACCCCGATGCCATGTACAACCGCAGGGAGGTGTTCCGCAACACGACCACGGCCCAGAAGGTCGACCTGGCAGTCCCGACCAACGAGGACGATTACTTGCTGATGGTCCTCGATCAGGTTTTGGACAGTATGAACCCACAGGGCGATAGGGATCCCTACGCATTTAAGTTGACGTTTCGGGACATCTCGCTGATCGACCTGAGCGACCCAGATAACCCGAAAATGCCGATGCACATGGAGCAGTTCAGGTACTTCCTCGCCGAGGTCGTCAAACAGGCGCGTCGGAACATGCCGGACTTCTCGCCGGACAGGGTACGGACGAACAGGGAGGCACTCACGGCCACGCTCGATACATTCCCCAGGATGCGCGAAGCCGCGGAGCGCTTCGGCCTTCCGGTGCTCGGGACGATGACCGATGCGGACCTCGAGCGCAGAGTGATTGATTGGTCCCTCGACGAGGACTTCAGGAAGTTCAGGCGAGGCAATTTGCAGGACATACGCCCAGAAATCCTCGCCGTGTTGCCCAAATTCAGGGAGTATCGGGAGGGTCTGATTGAGTGGGAGGAGATGCTCGCCGACCCGTCGGCGAAGGAGTTCGTCGCGCTACTGAAGCGGGATGCCAAGAGAATTGCTGAGCTGAAAGGGAAGCTCGGAGGCGGCTACAACCTGTCGATACAGAGCATCCACGTGCCGGCCCACGTTTCGGAAGCCTTCGCCGGCGGCAAACGCTACGACCCGGCGTTCGTCCCCGAGGCGGGCGGTTGGCTCATCTCGGACACATCGTTAGAGAGCATCTTGCTCCACGAGTTCAGCCACTACATCGATGCGAAAAGAACGATCGGGTTCAGCAAGGAAACCGATCGCCTCGAAGCGGAGAGGAAGAGGCTGTTCGCAAACGTGACGGACCACATCAAGACGAGGTACGGCCAATCGAACGAGCAGGAGTTCACCGCCGAGGCAATCATGGCAATCCTGACCGGAAATCGGGACTCCGAGGAACTTCTCAGCAAGCCAGCCAGGGAATGGGCCCGTCGGATGGCCGGTCTCCCGGAGAAGGATCCGGTGTTCACCGGCAAGACCCGCATCCCGCGCACGGACGAGGTGGTGCTCACCGACAGGTTCAACAGCGTCTGGACCAAGACGCCCGACGGGCAGTGGGTCAACGCGTCCGGCGAACGGCGCAACCGCCCCGGCGTGCCGGACGTCCTCGAATCGTTCGCCGAAGCGAGGGAACGGTCGGGACTCGTGCCGATGGAGGACGTCTCGTTCGACCATGAAGGGCGCAGGTTCACCATGCGCGACAACGGGACGGTGTTCGAGGTCGACATCAACGGGCGGACGGTCGCCACCGCGACTGTCGTCGAGGGAGAGAACGGGTTGCCGGAAATCAGGAGCGTCGACGTGTTGCCGGGTTACGAAGGCATCGCGCCCGACGAGGACCTGTACGAGATGGTCGTCGACCATGCCCGGAAGAAGTACCCGTCGGCTCGCGCTCCTCGACGCGCGAGGAAAACCGACATCAGCACGGAAGGTTTCGCATCGGTCGGCCCCGAACACCACGATGCACGCGGAATCGTCGGGACTCCGGGAACCCCGGAATACGCGCAGGCCGTCGCGAGCGAGTTCGAGGCGGCACGGGCGAGCGGCAAGAGGGTGTTCTTCGACTACAACAACGAGACCAGGGAGGTCCAGGTCACCGAGGTCTTCGAGAAGAACGGCTTCCTCTACATGAAGGGCAACGATGCCCTGCGCAACGGCGAGGAACGAGTGTTCAGGCTCGACCGAGTGTCGATGCCCAAGCGAGTGGAGAACCCGCAGACGAAGGCCGCAGAAGTCGCCAAGAAACCCGGCAAAAAACCACGAAAGCCGGTCCCGGTCTTCACTGGCAAGGCAAAAGACATCTTCGAAGGCGCGGAGTCCTGGGAGGAGGTCGCCGAGCGCCTGGGCAAGGGACGCTACGTGTTCTTCGACTTCGAGACCACGGGTATCGAGGAGAACCCGGACGGCATCGATTACCTCCACCCTGGGACGCCGACCCAGATTGGTCTCGTCGAAATAATCGACGGCAAGGTCACCCGGCGATGGTCGACGCACGTCAATCCCGGACGGCCGCTGAGCGTCGATCCCGCCACGGGACGATCCTGGTCGGCGGACAACCTGAAATACAGGGACCCCGACACCGGGCAACTCGTGAACATCAGCGACGAGTGGTTGGCGACCCAGAAGCCGCTCAAGGAAGCACTCGAAGAGATGCTCGAGTTCATCGGCCCCATCGAGGACACCATCCTGGGCGGCCAGAACCATCCGTACGACAACGACGTGATGAGGCGGGCGATGATCGATGCCGGACTCGATGAGTCCCGATGGAAACCGGGCGGTTTCATCGACAGTCAGGCACTGGCCCAGGCACTGCTCGACATCGACAGCGACGATTACCCGCGCGACCCGCAGAAGGGCTACAAGACCGTGTCGCTCGGACCACTGGCGGAGTTCCTCGGCTACGACATGGGAGATGGTTGGCACTCGGCCGACAAGGACTCCGAGGCATCATGGGAGGCGTTCAGCCGCCTGATCAAGCGCGCCGCCGACCACGAGAACTCCGGCAAGCCCGTACGTCGGGACTTGCTCGATACCGACGGGGGCGAGAAAGAGCATGCCAAGCGCATGGAACGCTACGAGGGCGAGAGAAGCGCATGGGAGGACAAGGCACGCGCGTACCGCGAGGCCAAGGCGGCGGAGACACCCGGCGATGTACCGAAGCAATCGACCGACGGCTTCGCATCGCGAGGTTCCACGAGGAGCGCCCCCAGAAGACGCGCCAAGAACCCGGCGCACTGGGAGAACATGACGCAGGAACAGCGCGATGCAGCGACCAAGGAGTCGGCGGAGGCCGCGGTCGAGTACCTCGATGCATTGGCGGATGTCGGCATCGACGTGAACACGCTTCGGGACTTGGACAGGGCGGAACTTGACGCGATTCTCCGGGACCTGATTCCCGGCGGCGAGGCGCGGGTCTCCGATTACGTCACGGGTGATGGCAAGGCCCTCATCGAGGTCTCCAACGCGACCATGGGCAAGGCGTTCATGGCCATGGGCTTCCACGTCCAGGTGAACAGCGACGACCCCAACGAACACCACATCCTCGAGAACGGCATCGACGACATGCAGAAGGCGCTCCAGGATTACGTCAAGGCCATCGCCAAGGACCCGGAGTCGCTGCGCAAAGACCGGGTGTTTCGGGACTGGGCCAGCAAGAACGGAATCGACGTGGACGGTCTGTCCGACAAGAAGCTCGAGAAGGCGGCCAAGGCATTCGCCGAGAAGTTCGAGATCAACATGTGCCTCTACTACAAGTCCGGCACGAACATGCTCTGCGGGGCGAACATAGGCATCAGGCGCGAGGAAATGCCGCAAATCAGCGGCCGGATGAAGGGCGACGACACGCTGGCGGCGAAGGCAATCAAGGCCGGGTTGATGAAGGCCAAGGAGTTCGCCATCGACGACGAGAAACTCAAATCCCTCGACCCGGCGAAACAGGACGAACTGCGCAAGCTCGCCAAGGACCCAGCACGGGTGATGGAGCTCGCCAGGAGCAAAGACCCGTTGGCGAAGGAACTGTTCGATGTCCTCAACTGGAACAACACGGAGGCCAACGCCGAGGAGATGATTGACAGGGCCGCCGGAGCCCTGGGCATCGCGGTCGACGTCCCGAGATTCGTCGACCCGGAGACAATGCTCGGCGCGCAGAACGAGTTGCAGGGGTCGAAGGTCGAGAAGATGGCCGATGCCGCGGTCAAGGCCGTGCTCGAGGCCGTGCCCGTCCTCGAGGCGCGCCTGGGACGCAAGCCGACCAACAGGGAAATCTCGGAATACCTGGCGAACGAAGTGAAGCACGGGTTGTTCCAGCCCACCCTCACCGCCGGGTTGCCGGGCGGCCAAATTTACATGCTTGACGGGCACCACCGTTGGGCGGGCCTGCTGATGGCCAACAGGAAGCTCGAGGCAATGGGATTCGATGTCCGGGCGGAACTCAACATAAAGAACTACCAGACGGACATACGTTCGGGACTGGAGCTCGGACGAGCCATACAGGTCGCAATGGGCATCAAGGATGCCAAGCTCGCCGGCGAAGACATCTACAAAATCGACCCGGACATACCCGACCTCACGCCGGAAGAGTTCGACAAGGCCGTCGCCGAACTGCTCGACAAGAAAAACCTCATTGATCGCGTGAGGAAGGTCCGCGAAGGCGGCAAGTTCCGCGAGACGGAGGCATTCGACGAACCGGGCCAACGAGGCCGGTTGTCCCCCCGGCGAAGGCCGGTGAAGGAAAGGGTCGATGAAGTCATCAGATCACAGGTGACCATCAGGCCGCAGTCCCGAGTGAAGGGGAAGAAGGCACGGTCGGTCGGCTACCGAGCGGCCGAGAGCGGCTCCGGGTGGCAATCGGTCGAGGATCACATCGCCCTCGAGACCGAGCGTGGCAACGAACTGTTCGAGACGCACAAGGAGTATCTCGGCAAGGGTTACGAGACGGCATGGGTGACGCACACGCCCGACGATGCCGGAAGGTACGTCGTCGCAGCCGGCGATGTGCCGGCATGGGAGGCCGGCGAAATAGAAGTGAAGCCAGAGGACATCGCCGAACTCGACCTGTCGAATGCCACGCTGGTCGGGACTGACGACGAGGGCGGGTTCCTCTACGTCAGGAAGAAGCCGACGCGCAGGACCAGGGAACGCATCAGGGAGCTCAAGGCCGAGGAGGAATTTCTCGACGAGTTCGCATCGCCGGGTGGCGACGAGGGATTCGCCAGCAGGGGTCGCACGGGGCCGGAGCTCGCCTCAGCCGGCAAGCAGTCCCAAGTGCAGAGAATCATCGACGGCGGCTGGACGGCATCCGCCGACGACCTGAGGGATGCCCGGCGACTAATCGACGAAATCGAGGGGACAATCGGCAAAAAGAAGGCCGATGCACTCCGGAAGAAGCTCGACGAGCTGGAGAAGGAACGGCGAGAGCTCGTCGACAGTCTCGGCATCGGGAAGCCGCCGCCATTCCCTGTGTATCGCACGGGTGACACGGGGGATGCACGCCGCCGTCCGGAACTCTCGGGACTCACCGACGGAGGCTTCGGGGTGCGCACGGGTGACCCGGAGAAGGACAGGCAGATCCAGGAGGAAATGAACGCCCGGAGGAGACAACAGGACGAAATGCTGAAGGTGCTCGAGCAGGTGCTCGAGCAGACGCGCCAGACGTTCGACGACTGGAGCAACGGGTTCGGCGCGGATGACGAAGGTGCGCGCGCGGCCGACAACTGGTCCACGAAGAAGAAACAGAACATGGACCGGAAGGCGTGGTCGAACATCGACCCGGAGACCGGGAAACCGACGATTGGCACGCCGATTTACGAAGAGACGATCCGAATGGGGCCGTCGGGACTGCGAGGCAGGGCGACGTACAAGTTCAAGGCCGACGACGAAGGTTTCGTGGCCGTCTACAAGAAAGGAAGCACCAAGCCCATCGCCACACTGATGGTCGACCGCGAGTTCACCCACGAAGGCGGGTTACGAAAGCCCCGAAGCGACCGACACCACATCGAGAACATCTTCGTTGACGAGGCGCATCGCCGGCGCGGGATAGCGACGGAAATGGCCCGGATTGCCGAGCATGTCTACGGTGGCCGCGTCGAGCACTCATCGATGCTGACCACGTTGGGCAAGAAGTTCCGCGATGCCGACGTGGAACGGCGCGGCACGCCGGCCAACCCCAGCCCGTTCGAAGACGAGTTCGGGAACAGGATAGTCCCGGTCGGCGAGGTCGGGTTCGCATCTCGCGGCGAAGAGCGCGGAGAACGACCATTCAGCTTCAATCTCGGGACTCCGACGCCGACGGAGGGGGAGAGCCGGCCCGCCGAAAGGCCGGACACCGGCAACTACGTGCCCATGCCGCCCGACGAGGATGATTTCGGCGAACCGTCGGCGCTCGACCGACTCGCCGACAAGTTGGGGCTGGACAAGCAGAACGAGCCCGACACCCAGATGAGCGCGCTCACCGCGCAAATTATGGGGAGAATCGCCGGGGGAGAAGCATCGCTCGCGGAACGCCTCGGCATAACACCGCAACAGTTGGCGGAGAGATTCAGGGAGATTGGCGACGAGATAAACCGGTTCGTGGACAGGTTCGTGAACGACAGGGATGTTCGCGCCAAGGTCAAGCTCGGGTACAAGTTGCTCAAGGCGGCCGCCATCGTGTTCGGAATGAAGGGCATGAAGGACTTCCTGATGATGGTGAACCCGGATTTCTCGTTCGGCGGCACCGACGACGGAAGCCTCAACCTGCTCAACATCGTGGACTCCATCCTCGGCGCCGGCATACATCAGGCGCTCACCGCGTTCGGGTTGAACTTCGCCAACCTCATAGCCTCGGAGTACGCGGCCATGCGCCTCGTCACCCGGCGGAAGGCGAAGCGGATGATCGAGGAGATACGCGAGCGCATCGAGGGCTCCGGACAGTACATCGGGACGATGTCGCGGGAGATGTGGGACAGGTTGCGAGGTGCATGGGCCAAGACGCGCGCGAGGGCACCGATACCGGTGCCCGCCGGCGCGAAGCAGTGGATTGTCGCCGGGTCATCCCCGATCTGGGCCGAGCTCTCCTGGTCCGATTACCAGACGAAGAGCCGCATCACGCAGAAGCTCGCGCCGACCGACCGAGCGGCGTGGCAACGAATCGCCACCAAGGTCGGCCAAAGTCCGGAGCTCATCGACATCGCCTCGTACCGGGCCGGGTTGGGCTACGGTCATCGCCGAGTCAAGTCCCGCGACGTGGTACGGGTGTACCTCTAGTAACCGAACAACGGTCGTTCCGGCGACCACTGAGCGAAGTGCTCGATCAGGTACGAGACGGTCAGCAGGACCTCGTCGCGGGTGGAGCCGAGCCCGGCGAGCGCCTCATCCGAAGTGAGCCTCCCGTGCTTCAGGTCGTCTGCAATACTCTCGAGCGCGGTGCGTGGCGTCGCACCGAGGCCGCCGTACTGTTCCATCATCGCCATGTAGAGGTCGGCAAGAGCCGGGTTATCGGTGAAGATCGGTGAGAGGGACGCCATGCGCGCAGTCTAGCGCCTCGGATTGCGGCACGACCCTCGTCATCTCCCAATTCCTCAATGCCTGCACGCCCTTGGGCGTAATCAGGACATTGTTCGCGGCCTTCTCGTCCCGAACGCACCATCCGTTCGCAATGTGCCGACGAATCAGTTTGTGCATGTCGACGACCTCCGGGACGTTGGCCGCCTTCGAGCGGACTTGCCATCCCGACCCGATGAAGTCGGTGTACACCTGGCCGTTGAACTCCTCGCCGATTCTGTTGTAGAACCTCATGATGTTGAGGATGTTCCATTTGTGATTGGTCATAGGTCTCCCTTGGGTGTCTCCCATTGCCGACAGTCTAGTGGTCGCCGGGCAAGAGAACCTCGGACAGGCACTGCCCGATCCATTCGGCGACGGGTGAGGCGACTCCGTTGCCGCACTGCTTGTAGCGGTGGGTGTCCGACTGCCCGACGGTCCAGTCGTCCGGCCAGCCCATGAGTCGCTCGCACTCGATCGGCGTGAGCCGGCGCACGGTCATTGATGCCTCGACGACGGCGGCAACCTGCTGGGTCACTTCGGATGCTTGCGGACTCCGGGACGGATCGTTGGCCGCAGTCAGGGACGGGGCGACGACGAGCTTGTTCTCGTCGACCTGCTGGCTCTGCACCCACTTGTAATCGACTGCATTCAGCGATCCGACGATGTCCGAACCGAGCAATCTTTCGCACCGGGCATCGGGACTGTCCGCACGGCCTTGCGACGACCCGACGACGAGATGCTCGCTGTCGCTCGTCTCCGTGCCCCTGGGCGAACTCATGTGTGTCGTCACGGGTCCGACAATGCGCTGATGCTCGTCTTTTTCCACGATCTGCAACAGGTTGCTGTACGCATCCTGGCCGTTGTAGCCGTTCTTCATTCGCCAAGTGAGGCATCCTGCGACTTCGCCACCGCCTCCAGCGCCGCCTGCAACCTCGCTGGCAGCACCTTGCTTCGCCGTTGCGCCCTGCGCAGTATCCCTTCGCACGCCTTCCTTGACAGGTAGTAGCGGGTCGGGACATCGTGCTGCGGTTGCAGGATCGAAGACAGAGACGACGAACACTCTTCGACGCCGTTGGGGGACTCCGAAGTATTGCGCATCCAGGATGCGCCATTCCGAGAAACACGCCCCTGCTTCATCCATTTCGTGCAGGACTTGCCCGAAGTCGGCACCTCCTCCGGACGATAAGGCCCCGGCGACGTTCTCCCAAACAGACATTCTTGGGTATTTTCCATCGGTCAGCTCCCTCATTTCTCTGATGATTCGTATCCCCTGATGGAACAGGCCTGACCGTTCGCCGCCGAGACCTGCTCGTTTGCCTGCGACCGACAGGTCTTGGCACGGCGAACCCCATGCTACGACATCGACCACGGGTGCGACCGACAGGATGTGGGCGGCGGTGAGCGTCGACACGTCGCCCCATTTCGGGACATGGGGCCAGTGCCGTCCGAGGATCGTGGTGGCGTGCTTGTCCCATTCGCACTGGAACACGGTCTCCATGCCAGCCGCCTCGAGGCCGAGGTCAAAGCCACCGACACCCGAGAAGAGTGACAGGACTTTCACACGCCGCACATCCCCTGACATTCCAAATCGAACAATCGAAACTGCCCGTGTTCTTCGGCAGTGCGAAGGTCAACCTCATCAAGCGGCACGAGAGACTTGTGAAGATAGACAGCACCACGAAGACCGGATTTCTGTCTAAACGAGTCAGTGCGCAGATAGCGGTCAAAGGCAACTGCATCTTTCCATTCATCGGGTTGATTATCTCGCAAGTTTCGCCAACGCTCATCAGTCTGGAATGGGCAGCCGATACAGGCGGAGCGCGGCGGTTGTTTGTAGCCGCGCTCTTTGCACCATCTCAGGCAATCAGAGCGAGTCATTTCAAGGTCGACCAGCGGGTAATCATTTTTCATCCACGCTCGATGCGGGTCTCTCATTCGCTGTGCTTCGTCAAATGAAATCCCTATCACCGAAGTGAGTAAATGGACTTTGCTGCGTTGACCTTTGGCAAGTCCGGCGAGTTCACGCTGCTTGTTTAGTAGGGGCGTAAGTTTGTATTCGTTGGTGCATTGTCGTCGCGTGATGCCAGACGTACCATCTTCATTCCGAATAAAGAATGGCATACTCGCAAATCTTCCTAAATTTTCAGCATCTTGTCTTAGGTTGCCGTTTGAAACTTGGTGGAAATGAATGCCGGCACCATCCATCAGGGGCAGGAGCGACTTCAAATGCTCATAGACCGCACGCGGTTCCCAACCCGTATCTGCGAAAACAGCGTGCTCTGCTTTCTCAATCTCGCCGTGCAACATCATGAGCAACACGGTCGTACTTTGGACCCCGGCACCCAACGACAAGACACGAACCGGTTTGGCGGGGTTGGTGGTCGTCATCGTCGCCGCTTTTCCCATTCGCACAACTATAACACGGTCATAAGGTGAACAAGTTTGATTCTGCTTCGATTCTCCGACGAGCCATCTCCGCGTATTCGGGGTTGAGTTCGCAACCAATCCATCGCCGGTTGTGGCGTTGGGCGACGAGTCCGGTGGTGCCCGCACCGAAGAACGGGTCGAGCACGGTGCCGTTTTCGGGACAGCCGGCCAGAATGCACGGCTCGATGAGTCGCGGCGGGAAGGTGGCAAAGTGGGCGCCCTTGAATGGTTCGGGGGCGACCGTCCACACCGAACGTTTGTTGCGAGTGCCGCTGTCCACGTAGTTGTTGCCTGATTTGGTGGCATGTTTCGGATCCTTGCTGTCGCCGTACTTGCTGCCGCCGAACCGAATGCTGGTCTCGCCGAGATTTGCAGACGGTTCCTTTATCGCTTCCTGGTCGTAGTAATACTTGACCGATTTCGTGAGCAGGAAGAGGTATTCGTGGGATTTGGTGCACCGGTCGGTCACCGATTCGGGCATCGGGTTCGGCTTGTGCCAGATGATGTCTTGTCGCAGGCACCAGCCGTCGGCCTGGAGGGCGAACGCCATGCGCCACGGGATACCTACGAGGTTCTTGGGTTGCAGGCCGTCGACGACGGAGTAGCAGTCCCCCAGGTTGAGCCACAGCGTCCCGTCATCCCGCAACACGCGCCGCACCTCGCGGAACACGGAGACGAGCTGGTCAATGTATTCGCCGGGTGTCCGTTCCAGGCCGATTTGACCATCCTGACCGTAGTCCCGGAGGCCCCAGTACGGCGGACTCGTCACGACACAGTTCACCGATTCGTCGGCGAGCTCGGACAGTCTGTCGCGAACATCGCCCACGAGAATCATCGGTGTGCCAGCTTAGTCGGCGAGGACCGGCGCACCCGGTAGGAGTCGAACCTACGACCTACTGATTAGAAGTCAGTTGCTCTGTCCAGCTGAGCTACGGGCGCTTCTGTCGTCCCGAAATCGTGCAGTATCCCTAAGCTATATCAATTTCGTGGGCCGAGGGGGGATCGAACCCCCGACCTAGGCATTATGAGTGCCCTGCTCTGACCACTGAGCTACCGGCCCGCGTGGTGCAGGTCGCCGGACGGGTTGTTACGAAATTTCCCCCAATCTCGGAGTCAATGCCGCCCGGCGACCGACTGCATCAGAAGGGTTCTTCCTCTTTCGGAGCCCCGACCGATACCGTCCGGCGTTGCTGGCGAGAAGCCGGTGCCCCGCTGGACTTCTGTTCGCTCGCATCGGTGGTCGTGTTTCCTTGCGCGCGACGACGCTCGAGGCTCTCGATTGAGCGGGCGAGAATGCCGATTTCCTCGGCGACGATTTCCGTCGTCGATCGCTTCTGTCCCGATTCCTTGTCCTCCCAGCTCCTCTGCTCGAGTCGGCCCTGGACGATGACACCGATGCCCTTCTCGGCCACGCGCGCGAAGTTCTCTGCGAGATAACGCCAAGAGATGACATTGACGAACGACGTCTTCTCCTGCTTCTCCTTGTTCTCGTCGTACCAGATGTGATTGACTGCCACGCTGAACGAACACTTCGCCGCCCCACTGGGCAGATAGACGAGTTCTGGGTCTGCGGTGATGTTGCCCACCACCGTCGTCGGGGAAAGATTCATTGCTTGTCCTTTCGTTGGGTTTAGTGGTAGGTAGACTAGCAGCCCATGACCAGCAATCCCGACACCACCAACGATCTCAAAATTGTCCTTATCGAGCACCTCGCAGAAATCCTTGACGATCTGGAAATGAACGACAGCAACGAGGGTGAGTTCTCCGATCGGGCCATAGTCGAGATGCATGAGAGGAACATAGGGCTCTCGGGCTTCCTGATAGCCTCCCTGGGGCTCTCAGACGCATCAAAAGACGACCAGGGGTATCTGGTGAGGGTGAATCCCGAAGACCCCCAATCTTATGTCGATAGAAACCTTTGATAGTGCGCTTGTGAACAGAGTGGTGTATTCCGGAACGGTTCCGGCTTACAATTGATGTAACCTCGTTGTAACCATCGTCCGGGCCCGACCACCTACTAGAAGTCGGGTCGCCCAACCACAGGAGGAATATGAATGCAACCACGATAGGCAGTTTACTTTTATCCGTCGGAGTGTTGTTCAGCCAGATTTTCCCGCCTCCCATCTCGGGTCAGACCGAACTGAGAGGTTGGTCTGGCAAAAGGGTCATTGCAGTCGGAATCGGGCACCGCAACAGTCCCGAGGCCACCACCACGACCACGACCACGACCACCACCACGACCACCATCGTCTTCCGCCACGGGGACATCTCGTGGCTCCCCGTGCTGGCGGCCGAAGCTGGCTGGCCCGAGGACACATGGGACAGGCTCGGCGAAATAATCCTGAGGGAGTCGGGGGGTTGCCCGAACCGTCGGGGTGGCGACGTGGTGGACCAGGACTGCAGGATCGTCCGAGTGTCCGAGTGGAACCACCGTTCGGACACGGGCCTGCTGCAGATCAACGGGGTGAACTACGATCCTCACCGGAACAGGTGGGCGAGAATCTGCTCGGACATGGACATCTGCAGGCAGGAACCGTTGCTTGACCCGGCGACCAACCTCAGGGCCGGCTACCTCCTCTACAGTTACTCCGGCTGGGATCCATGGGATCCCTGCACCTACGGCCCGAAGTGGGCCAACCGGTGCAAGTCGTCCAGGAAGCCGTAGGGTGCGCCGACGGATTGCTCGTTGCTACTTTTTGATTATGGACACACTCTGCCGCTATTGCGGGCGCGAAGTCACATGGGCGACATCGAAGGCGGGCAAGCGCTACCTTGCCGAACCGACTGCAATCTTCGGTGACAACGGCAACAAAATCAAGGAAATCATGCGCGCTCATTACTGCACGGCGACCGAATCCGAGAAGCAGGCGATTGACGACGCATTGAAGGCACGCAACGAGGAAGCAATCGAGCGCGGTGAGATCGTCGTCGGACAGCATGTCGTGATCTTCAAGGGTCGCAAGTATCCGATTGGCACCACGGGGATCGTGGACTGGGTTGCCCGCGAGGCGGATCAGTACGGCGTGACGAAGGTGCGCGTGGTGCTCAACGACGGCACCAAAATCTACGTCAACCGCGAGAATCTCAAGGTCGCCGCCGTCGCCTAGGGGCAGTGTGCGCCGACGGATTGCCTCTCTGTACAGTCAAAGCATGGACACGCTCACCTTCACCGAAAAAGTCTCTCGCCGACTAATCATCAGTGCCGACGCCCTCGGCGACACGGATTGGCACTACGAAGTCGCGACGATCCCTGGAACCTACATCGCGCGTTGCGTGACCGACGGCCCGGGCAAGCCGTGCTCGCTGGAGGATGCCTATTGGGTCGTCGTCACCGTTGACGCCACCTGCACGGGTGGCTGGATCCCTGGTCACGGGGGCAGGAACGAGGCGATGTCGTCCGTCGGCAAGCCGATGCCATACACCATTCAGGTTTACGGGCACCAAGTCAGGGATTCGCTGGCTGGCGACGACTCGTGCTGGGGGATCAACGCCACCGTCGTCGCCTAATGCTAATGTTGCCGCCATGGCAGACAAGAGGCGCGACAAACGACGAGAAACTCGGGACAAGATCGGCAGGGAAGAAGTGCTCGATCTCGCAAAAGAGGCGACTTCGAGCATCCGCAACATCAGTTACGGCGAGCCGCAGGATGACTTCGCCTGCACGTCGGAGTTGTGGGAGTCGTACCTGGCGCGCACCATGCAGGTCAGGGGAAGGTTGACGGTGCGGCCGTACGACGTCCCCGTGATGATGGTGTTGCTGAAAATTTCGCGGCTCGCCCAGACGCCCGGCGATGCCGATCACTGGGTGGACATGGCCGGTTACGCCGCGATAGGCGCGGAGTGCGCAATGATGGAGTGCTGCGAGTGAGCCGGCTTCCCGTGATTGCCGCGATCGTCGGGACTGCCGTGACGTTCCTGATCGTGCTCGTCTGGGTCGCCTCGTTGTCGTGCTGATCCCGTCTCAGAACGGCGAGGAGTCCGCCTCATCCTTGTCGCGGTGAATGGTCTCGGTGAGTTCGCCCACCACCTCCACCCCGTGCCAATCGACCAGTGCCCGGCAAACATCGATCAGGGCCGCCGGGTAGTTCCCGTGCTTCCGGTAGGCGGCATCCGCGAGATTGACCGCCGTTCGCTCGGCGGTTTCCCTCTCGGCTTCCAGGTATTGCCTCAGCGGCTCGTCGTGCTTGAGCGTGTGCTCTTCGGCCATTCGATCCAGGTGATCCTGGTAGAGATCGGCCGCGATCTCCTGCTCCATCTCGTTCACTCCCGCACCTCCGTCGTGACGTGGTTGAAGTATGCCGCGACCTCGTAGCCGAATTCCTCCACGAGGTCGCTGTAAGCCAGGGCCTGGGCATCCTCGGCATCCGTCGTCGTGGCGGCGAGCGTGATTGAGCGGATGTTGCTCATCGTCTCGAGCTTCTTGTTCGCCCGGAAAGTGACGAAGTAAGTCCGCTCGTAGAGGATCGTCGGGTCGTCATCAATGTCGGTCATGAATCGAGCCCGCACTTGTCGCAGTAGGAGTCGTACACGCTCGGCCCGTGGTCGCACTGGCCGTCGTTCAGCACGTCGCGAGCGATCAAGTACAGAGAGAGCAGCACGAGGTTGCCGAAGATGAAAAAGGCGAACCAGAAGTTGTCCATGCAGTCAGACTACACCGCGGGCATCCGCGTCGCTCTCGTCGTAGGCGATGGTGATCCTGCTGGATGCCCGGACCGTGTAATGCTCCGCACGCGATTTTTCCACGGGGAATCCGTGTATCGTGCCGTAAATCTGGATGTCGTTCGACTTGTCGTAAATGCGCACGACCCGGCCGACGTACTTGTAAGGCTTGCCGTTCACGGTGATACGCACGGTTCGACCGTTCACGACTGCCGTTCGCGCGAATGCCAGCACCTCGCTCTTTTTCACGCGGGACCGCCTTCGTCGTCGTCGTCGTAGTAGTCGGCACCTTCGTCGTCGTCGGGGTCAAAGGCGAAGGCCTGCTCCCAGCACCACGGGTGGGTCCCGGAAATAATTTGCTCTCGCACCGCCTTGTCAAGTTCCGGGAACGCGACTTGGGCGAGCGCACCGCTGTTGTAAGCGGTGAGGCCAGCATTTGAGACGGTGACTTCGCCCGTGTAACCGCAGACGAAGCAACGACGGGTGGGTACGGTGGTGAGGAAGTCGTTGGACATACCATAACGGTACAGGGGCGAAATCCTTCGGCGCACCAAGCCCGCGGTCGGCGCGCCGAAGGATTGCGATCCGTTAGTTTTGGGGCATGACCACCACTTACAAGAGCAAACTCGTCTACCTCACGCGCGACTACGGTTCGTTCGTGGGCAGGACCATCAAGCAGATCCGCCCGCTCACCAAGCACGAGTGCGAGGCGATGGGCTGGGAGTTCGAGCACGAGGATTATGCCGTCGTCGTGATTTTTGACGACGGTACCGGGTTCATTCCGATGGCGGATCCCGAGGGCAACGGTGCAGGCTTCCTGATGAGCACGGCAGAATCCCGATGACGAACCTCGCCGACACGCTCAGGCGCCACGTCGAAATCTCGAAGATGACGAAGATCGACGCCTGCCGTCGCAACAACGGCCCCGCGGACCTCGTGCCGATGTGCGTGTGGGTTGACGGCGAGGATCAGACGAACATCGCCATCGTCGATGCGAAGGGAAACACCTCTGACTTCATGCCCAAACTTCTCTCGCTGCTCGCCGAGCAGTCGCCGAAGGTCATCGTGTTCATGTCGGAGTCGTTGGCCAAGCAGGTCGGTTCGACGAAGGAACTCGATGAGTTCTTGGCGACCAACAAGCCGGGCGACCTGCGGAAACTCTACGACGCCCACGGTCCGTTGTCCGGACTCCAGGAACTCATCGCATTCAGTGCCCTGAGCGTCGTCACGGGCGAGCAGATGCAGGCCATTGCGAGGTTCACCTACGACGATTCGGGTCTTCCGGTGTTCAGCGAGACCGAGATGATGGAAATCCCCAGGGCCGACATTGACAAGGCGAACATCAGTTGGCTGTTCGACAAGTTCTATGAGTTCATGAAATCGTCGCAGGCCGAGACGAACTGAGTCTGCTCGCCACCCTCTGCCGGACTGACTGCACGACATCGCCACCGTCGACTGCCCCGGCGACGACCTCCTCTTTCCGGGAGATCGTGCGGTGAATGTCCTCGTCAATGCTGCCCGCCATCAGCGCGTAGGTCACCCGGACCGATCCGCGCTGGCCGATCCGGTGTAGCCGGCCGTACGTCTGCTGCACATCGGCCGGCGTCCAGGGTAGTTCGACGAAAACTATGTCCTGGGCCGCGGTCAACGTGTGCCCGGTCTTCGCGGCCTCGATGGAGAGGGCTATTGCCGGGCTGTCCTCGACCGAATTCTCCTGAAATTTGCGCTTTGCCTCCTCGACATTGACCACCGACATGCCGCCCTGTATCTTGAGGCCGCCGTACCGGGCGGCAATCGCATCGACCACGTTGCGATGGTGGGCCGCGACCACCACTTTGCGCCCGGAGGCCACCATTTCGTCGATGAGCTCGAGCACGCCGGGCAATTTTGCCTCCGCGGCGAGCCGCCGAAGCACCGAAATGCGCGCAAGTTGCTCCGGGGTGTTGCTGGATCGGCCATTTTGCTCGAGCCAAGTCCCGACATCGGCCTCTGCGACGGCATAATCTCGTTTTCCCTTCTCTGAACCCTCAAAATAGACGGTTGATTCGAGCACTGGGGGCAGTTCGGAGAGGACTTGATCCTTCGTTCGCCGGATGTAGCACGTCGAACGCAGCGTCGAGTTGAGTTCCTCAAGATTCGAGTGTCCATCAATGCGGAACTGGCCGAATTTGTCCCGATGTGCGTCGCAATACCGGCGCCAGAAGCCCATGCGACCGCCGAAAGTGTCGAGTTTTCCAAGAATGTCGAGCTGGGAGACGTACTCTGCCGGGCGGGAGGTCACCGGAGTGCCGGTCAGCAGCAGAATCGGGGTCGTAATTGACGCTCGGCGGCATATTTTGATCGCGGCCTTCGTGCGTTGCGCCGTGTGAGCCTTGAGATAGTGGCTTTCGTCGAACACGTAGCCCCCCAACCCCGTCAACTGAGCCTGCCATGCGAAGAGATTCGGGTAACCGATGACGACAATGTCGTAAGTCCCGAACTCCGGGAACTGTTTGCGCCCAGAAACGATGGCAATTCGGCGTTCTGGCAACCATTTTTCGTACTCCTTGGCCCAGTTGAGCGTCAAATTCGCCGGGCACACGACTGCGACGGGGTAAATGGGTGACTGGCGGTGCATTTCCTCAATGGATGCGATGGCCTGGAGCGTCTTTCCCAGACCCATCTCGTCGGCAATGAAGCAACGACGCCGGTTTCTTGCGTATGCGACGCCGGCTTTCTGGTACGGCATGAGTTTTTCGAACCCGGCGATGGAAATTTCTGCGCCGGTCGAGCGAGATTCGGCCAATGCGGCTTCCATGTACGCCTGAATCTTGCCGGCTTCGACCCGGACATCATCCGGAATGTGCATTCGGAAGCGCTCTGACCAGGCGATTGACTGCGAGATTGACGAAATTGGCGCTCGCCAGGCCTTCGTCTTGGCATCCCAGGTGATGCCCGGTATCTGCTTGATGCTGCGGACCTTCACCGGGTCGTAATTGAAGCTCAGAAAGACGAACTTCCCGGCCAAATAAATGCCCGAACCGGGGTTCTTGTGGTTCGGGACATCGAGAACCAGCACGTCCGGCTCGATGGTCAGGCCGATTTCGACGGCGAAGTTCCTCGCCGGGACCAGCGATGTCACCGGGACGCGCCAAGTCTTGTCGACCTTGTCCCATCTCGCCCCGGCAATCTGCTTTATCATGTCCACTTCGGCCCTGTCGTACGGCCAATCAAGCACCAGGTGGTCGTCGTTCAGGGACATCCGCCCCTTGGTTCCCTCCGTCGGCACGGAATCAGACTACCATTTCTCGCATGGCGAAAAAATTCGACACGAATCCGGTGACGCCCGGCGACGACGATGAGCTGAACGGCCTGTCGGCGGAGCTGTTGCAGCAGAGAATTGCGGCGCTCGAGCTGCGGATACGAAGCATCGAGAAAAGCATAAGCTTGACCCTGTCTGACCCGGCGTTCAGGACGAGGCTCGACCCAGATGATGCTTCGTGGGCCAAGAACGAGAAGTCGCTCGGACGCATCGCCGGCATCATTTCCAACCCGATTGGCAGACTGAGGAAACGTCTCGACGACGAGACGGCCTAGATCACGAGAGTTGCCGTCCCAACTTCAGTTCGGCCAACTTGGCCGTCTCGATCAGCCTGAGGATCATCTCCAGGATTTCGCCGTCGGTGGCAAGTTCGCCGTCGATCTCCATCGTCGCACGGATCGCATCGAGCGTGAACCCGTGCAACCCGGACTCAACCTCATCCGCCCACATCATCGGATCCTTGCCGTCGGCGACGGCAATCAGCGGGTTCATGAAAAACTCGTGCCACTGTTCGGGGGTCAGGCTCATGCGTCCACCAACTCTATGTGGCGGGCGTAGTCGTGCCAGTACCCTCCGTCGAGTTTCTTGCGCACGACCCGATAGGCGGACCGATAGGCCTCGTGGTAGTCGTCGCACGCGGCAACGGTGTCGCCCGAGAGTTCGTACAGTTCCTGTCCGTCGGCCTTGCCCCAGAACTTCTTGACGACGAAGATCCCATCCTTGCGAAGTTCGATTCGCACGATGTATTGCTTGAGGCCGCCCATCGAGCCACGGGATCCGTCGCTCTTGGCGAGCAGTCTCCACGTGGCGACTGCGCCTCGGTCGTAGGTCGGGTTGTCGAGTGTGGTCATTGTTCCTCCGTGCTTCCACTATGTCGGGTCGTCATCCTCGGGCGCACGGGCCGGCCCGGGCAGGGTGCGCCGAGGGATTGCGACGAGGCATACTTGGACCATGGCAGGAAACAGGCTCGAGGATCTTCAGGAACGCTCGCCCGACTTGCTCTCGCTGTGTTGCGAGGCCTTCACCACCTACATGGAGGTCGGCACCGACGACAAGGGTGAAACCGTCTGGGCTCTGTGTTGCAAGGCTTGCTACGGGATAATCGAGTAGCGCGCCGAAGGATTGTGCGCGGTTAATTTCATGGTGGACCCACAAGGAGGGGACATGGACTACGCAGTAAGCAGGAGACTCACCGAGCAGGTGTCGGCCGAGATCCAGACCGCCATTCTCCCGATTCTGGAGAAGTACGGTCTCAAAATCACGAAGTTCGCGTCCAAGTACGGCGACTCGTACGGTCTCACCATCTCGGCAGTCACCACCAAACTTGACGAGTCCGGCGTGAACCTGAACTCCGCAGAAGCGATTTACTACGACCGCTTCGGCTACTGCGACTACGACCACGAGGGCAACCCCATCAAACTCACCGCCAAACTCGGCACGAAGTTCGACAACCGCGGTCGCAAGTTCGTGTTCGCGGGCATTCGCTCGCGCGGAAAGAACAAAATCGTCGCCAAGTGCGAGCAGGACGGCAAGGACTACGTGTTCGCGGACACGATAATCCCGCAACTCAACGAGGCGTCCAAATAGGTGCGCCCGAGGATTGCGACGAGACACAATAGGGTCATGAACGACAAACGACTCTTCACCTCACTCGTCTCGCTCGCGGCGATCAACACCGTGTTGGTCGCCGTCGGGGTTGCCCTGATGCCGAGCATCGCGCTCGCCGTCGTGTGGGCGCTGTGCGCCCTCACCCTGCACCTCGCATCGATGGTGTACCTCGCCGCTCGGGAACTCGGGCGAGAGTTCGGCGCGCACCAAGAATGGGTCGCGCGGTTCGAGCGCCAGATGCTCGACGACAAGTGATCGGATCGGTCCGGTCTCGCTAGGGTGGAGACATGAATTCGGACGAGGCAAGGCGAGAGGTGGGCAGACTCCTGACCGAGCGCGACTGCTCGGGCATGACGGGATCGATGCGCAGCATCGCCAACGACTACGCCAACTACCGCTACGAGATGAACCTCGGCATGGCCTCGGCTCTCCTGAAGGTTCTCCGTCGCCAGCCGTACTGGCGGGAGGGGACGAAATGAGCCGTGGCATTCGGTGCTTCGTTGCGGGGGTCGGCCTGACACTGTTGCTCGTGTTCGCCTGGTCAAGATCCCAGGACTCCGACGCCTACGAGTGCGAGAAGACGCCGATCCTGAGTGCCGAGGGCGACGACTACTGGGGGTACATCGAGCGGCACTGCGAGGGCAACCTCCAGAACGCCGCAGACGATGTGGTTTCCTTCTACGGCCCGACGCTGATGCCGGGTCGGGTTATTTACCTGCCGACCTCCGACGAGTGTGAACTCCAACTGGTGCTCATGCCCAACGGAAACGAGTATGTGTACGAAACCTGCCCCTAGCGCACCCGCGGAAGCGGTGGTAGGGTGGTCCCACTACGAGAGAGGAGTAGCAACATGGGCATCCTGATTCCGTTCGTCATCATCTTCGTGTTGGGCTCGTTGCTGTGGTTCGCCGGGCGAGGCGACCCAGACAAGGATCGGCAGTGGCCGTGACCGTTCACGATGCAATCGGCGCGGCAACCAAGTGCTCGCCGTGCGGTTCTCAGTCCCGACCCACGACTGCCGCGTGCAGTTGTTCAGCTTCCTGAAAATCACGCCCGATCCCGGCCACCATCAGTACTCGACACTCGGCATGAAGTGTTGCGAGTGGGGGTTTGATCCGAACGACGACTAGGTCGCGCGACGGAGGTGTGACTACTTGTTGGCGAAGTGTTTTTCCACCTCGTCGTGACCTGCCCACAACCGACGACGGAAGGCGAGATTGTCCGAACCGACCTTCGTCGCAACCCACGAGCGAATCTTGTCCTTCGGCATGCGAGCGAACTCCCTGTACACGAGGTCATAGCCTTCGCCATCCGAGTTGTCGAAATCTGCGAGAATCTCGCTCGGCAAATCACCGAAGTCAAGACCGAACATGTCTCCGTAGTCGCCCAAGTAGGCGACACGGTCGCCGTGCCACTCGCCACCCTCTGCCGTGAGTTCACGAGCGAACTGCACCAGACTGCCTGCGAAGTCCCTCTTCGGCGTGCCGAACTCGCCCAACTTGTAGCCGAGCCCCAAGTCGTGTGGCGACACATACTCCCTCTTGTCCAAGTTGGCGAGAACGAATCCTTGTCCCATGTTTTCCTCCTGCATAGATGATACGGCGACGAAATCCGTGGGCGCACCGAGGATCTTCGTGGGGCGATGCCGAGTGCGCCCATGGATTGCGATCTCGTATGCTTGGGTCACAGTTCGCACCGTGTCGTGCGTAGCAGATACCGGGAGGTAATCGTGAGCATTCGGGAGACACACAAGACCACCATCACCCTTGATGTTCAGCAACTTTTCGAGGTGAGCAAGGCAATCACGGATCGTATCGCTCGGTATGCGACTTCGCCCGACGAGATGTACCCGTATCGCCTGCAGGATCTCGCCGTGCTTCAGTCGGTTCAGCAGGTGCTGGAGAAGAACATTCAGTTCGTCTGCGACGGCTACGACGACGAGATTGCCACCGACGAAGCCACCGAACTTGACGACGAGGAAGCAATGAAGCGATTCTTGGAGGGGGACAAATGAACCGTCAGCAGATAATGGACAGCGTCCGGGACTTCGTCGTCAATGACTTGGGCGACGATGAAGGCGAGAACGACGAGATCATCAAGGATCAGGTCGAGTCTTGGGATGGCGCAGACTGGCACGATGTCGTTGATGTCGCGCGAGAACTCATGAAGCAGGATGGCTTCACGGAGAGACAGAAGAACTTGTTTTCTCGCATAGTGTCTCGCATAGATTTCGAGTGGCAAGCCGCCCACGACCGAAGCATTGACCCCGACCTCAATGAGTGGGGTTACCCCTGACCCGTCTGGGGTGAAGTGTGGGACGAGGGTAATCAGTCGTAAGGATTGTCGCCAGGCGACGAGCATCTTGCTTTAAACTTGGACCATGCCAGAACTGAATGCGTCAATACCGGCCATCGAGTGTTTCGTCCGTGGCAACTTCTTGCGCGACCAGCAAGACTCACACGAACTCAAGTTCCCGTGCTGTATTTTCGGAGTTGCTTCGATTCCGGACCGAGTCCCGATGTTCCATTTCCTCATGGAAGATGGGGGAATTTGGTGGCGCATGCCGATCAACGCGTTCTGCTGGAAACAGGACGCGCCGGAACTCGACATACACGACCAAGTGTTGTGGAACTCCTTTTCGCCGTATGTGGCCGTCACGGTGTTCCACTCGCTCCGCGGCATGCGCATGGAATACGTCGACAGGCACAGACGCAAGCACAAAGGCGTCTACCTGATGACGCTCGACTGGCACTGGCCAGAAACAAACACAATCAACCCCGGGTGGTCCGAAAATCCGGGACAACACAAATGCGGCCATCTCATCCAACTCGATGACGGCAATTTCGCGATACAACCAAACAACAGGGTCATATTGAAAGACCCGTCGTTCACGACGAAGGTGGGTACTCCGGTAATCCAGAGACTCCTGAACAACCACATGTGGTCAGTAGAGGATGCAGACAGGTGGGTCGCCGAGGACAACGAGAACTACTTCTACTCAATTTCGTCAAGTCAGTACGACCATCACCAGCAGGAAAAAGCACACGAGTTGCAGGTCCGGGACAGTCCCGATGCCGACCAGCCGCGGTGACCGATTCGGGACGAAGCGCGGCTCGAGCGGCCACGGGCCTGCTCAGAACAGTTCGCCCTGCGATTTGTCCTTCAGCTCGTACTCGATGCACACCCTGTGGGCGAAGCGCCAAGTGCGCTCCGTCTGCCTGATCACTCTCCCGTTGGTGACCCAAGCAGTGACCAGCTCGGCCGATGTCTCACCCTTCGGTTCCACGGGGTAGTTGCAGATGTTGCACCTGTACTGTTCGTGCACTCTCGTCATCCTACTCAATGGATGGTGACGACCTCGCCCTCCGGGAACTCGTGGCGGACCGTGCGACCATCGCCGTCTCTCGCCTCCACGATCACCGTGCCCTCGAGATCCCTGCCACGAATCATCATCTCCATGGCCCGTTCTTCGAGACGAGCAGGCAGGCGCGAGACGAACTTGACCGTCACCATCCGCCTGCTGATTTCCAACTTGTCGCCGGCACGGAGATCCCGGGCCGAACGAATCATGCGAGGGCGAGCGACGCCCCGTGGAACGTCGATCACCTGTACCAATCATCCTTCGGCTCGTCGCCGTACCCGGACGGCAACCGTCGCCTAGGAGGTCGGATCTCGTTCTTCACTTCTCGAGCGAACCCTACGGCATCCCTCGCCGTGTCGCCGTATTCCTCGACCTGAGACCTGATGAATTTGAAGGCGACCCAACCCCCGAGGATAGCGAGAGCGAGGAAGATCCTCCCCCAACCGATGAAGCCCAGCACCCTGAACACGATCCCGAACGCGAGCGAGGGAGCGAACAGGGCAACGAGGACCGCCGTTGCGACGGGGTGGGCTTTCACCCAACCGAGGAAATTGCTGACGGTGTTTCTCATACCTCTGACGATACGGCAGGGGAATCCGTTGGCGCATGCGAGGTCGGATCCTGCTCGGGGGCGACCGACCAGCACCAAGCATTATTCATGACGGCGTAGTAGATGTCGCTCAAGCCGTCAGCAGGCCACCTCAGCAAGGACGAGGGCATCTGCTCGGTCGTACCGTCCTCGGCGGAATACAGAAGCACCATGTTGGTGTAGCCGATGGTCAGGATTCTGAGTTCGTCCTGTGGCTCGTCACTCAGGGCATTCTGCTCGTTCACGAGTTCTATGATTTTCCTGACGGTTGAAATCGTGAAGAGA